AAAGTTAAAGAAGAAGCAAACATGAAAGATGGTCGTCTATTAAACGAAGTACCACAATGGTATATTGACGCCCAAATAGATGATGGTCTCATACTAAATAGGGATGCAGACAAATATATCTATGCTGTAGGTCAAGGAACAAGTCCTGATTTACAGTTAGCGATTGAGAAAGCAACACTAATTGCAAAAGCAGCTCTTGCTGACCAATTGCAAGGTGAAATGAATCAAAGAAGTGAATTATATATCACAGAGATTGGTTCAAATACTAACAAAGAAGTTGCTTCAAAAATTGAAAGCACAATTGTCAATGTTATTGCAAAGACTATGGTTCAAGGTTACGAAACATGGGAGAAAGCAGTATATGAAACACCAGTTGGTCAATATAGAGTTTATATTGGTTTAAAAATGGGTGTTGGTGACGCCAACAGATTAGCAAAATATATTGCTGAAAATGCAAATAATGATGTTGACATAGATGAACTGGCAGAAAATGCCATCGAGGAGGTTCTATAAATGATTACAGTTTACAGTAAACCAAGCTGTACTTATTGCGAAAAGGCCAAGTATTTACTAAAGACTCTTGGCCTAGAGTATGAGGAAAAGATTGTGACCAAAGATTTATCTATTGATGAATTATATAAAGTATTAGGAAAGCAAGTTAGAACTATACCACAAATTGTCATGAATGGCACACATATAGGTGGTTATAACGAGTTAAAAGAACACTTTATGAATGAAGGTAAGATAAATTTTAAAGGTGAAAAAATTTAACACAAATATATAAATAGTAGTATGATTGATTTTCAAAAGTACATTACCGAAGGTGTGTATGATCCAAATATATTCAAAGCATTCTTTCTAGCAGGTGGTCCTGGTTCAGGTAAATCATGGGTATCTGAAAGAACATTATCAGGCATGGGATTAAAAGTTATCAATAGTGATAATGCATTTTCTAGAGCTTTAGAAAAAGAAAAGATGTCATTAAATATGGCAACGCAGGATGCCAAAGAAATTGCAAGGCGTGATGAGATACGAACAAAAGCAAAAGCAAGAACTGGTGTACAGTTAAAACTTGCATTAGAAGGTCGTTTAGGTCTCATATTAGACAGCACAGCAAGGGATGTTTCAAGAATAGAACAAGAAGCAAACACAATGAAACATATCGGTTATGATGTACATATGGTGTTTGTAAATACAAGTTTAGAAGTCGCTCTCAAAAGAAATCAGATGAGAGCAAGAAAAGTACCAGACGCTATTGTTATATCAAATCATAAACAAGTACAGCAAAACATAGGTAAATTACAAAGAATATTCGGCACAAGTAATTTTATTATAGTAGATAATAATAAAGTCGCTGATGATGTAAACCCTACTGTATATAAAGCAATACGAAGAATGGTCACTAGAAAACCTACATCATATCAAGCAGTCTCATGGATAAAAAGAGAACTACAAAAGAAAAAAAGATAAAGTACTTTCACGAGGAACAAGCCAAAGAGGAAGAACTACTTAACATCGGTCTCAAAGAATCAAGAAGAGCAAAACAAGAACGACTAGAAAAAACTGAATCAGAAAAACTACAAGAGGAGTTAGAACCAATAAATGGGTAAATTAATTAAATTTCCAGCACACAGAGTTGTTTATAACAATGATCCTATAAGACCTGAACTATCAGAGGAAGAAGCAAGACAAATAAAAGAAGATAAGTTTGTTGAGCAAATAACTGAGAGTTTGATTTTAGATATTATTCATGTGCTTCAAGAAAATGTAGTTGATACAAAAACTGACCTCTTTTTAAGAGATTTAGCTATAGTGATTGAGTCTATCAAATCGTTACTTAAAAGAGACTTTGGTAGAAAACATCCAATGCAGACTATTGCTGATTCTATTGCCAAAATTCATACACTTAAAGACGGTAGAAAAGTTACCGATTTAAATTATAGTAAACTTATGACTAAAAAACAAAGAGAAAATAAAGAAGAAGAAGATAAAAGACAACAAGAACTAGATATACAATTTGATCCAGATATTAAATTGGATTAATGCTTGACATTAGGCTAATAACCTGATATAATATTATTATGACATACAAAGAGAAGTTAGACGACAAAATCAAAGCACTAAACTCTACCAGAGTATTTAAAAAGATTACCCCTAAATTTGACTTATCATGGTATGTTAAATGGGTTGCAAGTGTATTCATACTCCTTGCAGTTTGTTTTAGGGCAGCTGGTGGTTTTCATACATTTGATTTATATTTTAGTTTTATAGGAACATTAGGTTGGTTTTGGGTTGGATATCTATGGCATGATAGGGCATTGATATTATTAAATGGTGCCTTAGCAACTTTATTGTTTACAGGAATATTAAAGGCATTTATACAATGATTATAGTTGACATCAATCAAATAATGATATCGAATCTAATGGTTCAAATTAGTGGTAGAAATAGAGTTGATTTAAATGAAGAACTTGTTAGACACATGGTTCTAAATTCGCTTCGTGCCCACAATAAAAAATTTAGAAAAGAATACGGTGAAATGGTTATCGCTTGTGATAGTAAGAATGTATGGAGACGAGAGATATTTCCTAATTACAAAGCAGGCAGAAAAGCAAATAGAGCAAAATCTGAACACGATTGGGATGCTATATTTTCTATGTTACATAATATTAAAGACGAGATTAAAACATTTTTACCATACAAAGTAATTGAAATTGAAACGGCAGAAGCTGATGATATAATTGCTACACTAATAAAAAAAACAAAAAGAATTGTTGCACCTGAACATAAAAAAAATGTATTAATATTATCAGGTGATAAAGATTTTATACAGTTACACGATAGATATGTCAAACAATACAATCCTGTACTAAATAAATTTGTAGGTAAGGGTGAAGAACCGAGTCTATATATTAAAGAGCATATATTAAAAGGTGACCGAAGTGATGGTATACCTAATATATTATCAGATGATAATGTGTTTGTTGAAGGTAGAAGGCAAAGACCTCTAAGCAAAAAGAAGATAAATAGTTGGGTAGAGGAAGTTTTTATGACCTTTACCGAAGAAGAACAAAAGAATTACAATCGAAATCGAAAACTAATTGATTTAAGTTGTATACCTCAAGAACTTGAGGAGAAAATTAATAATGAGTTTTTGAATGTCAAAGTAGCAACTAGAGATAAAATACTAGGTTACTTTATAAACAAAAAACTTAAAACTTTAATCGAAGTCATTGATGAATTTTAGACTTCGAAAGAACTGTTAAGGAGAAGAAAATGGTTATAATAAGAAGAAACCCAGATGGCTCAATTGCAAGTCAAGAAGGCTTGCCACAAGAACCAACACAATCACACCCAGCATTATCAAACAGAAGAGGAATGCAAGCAATGGCAGAAGCTGGCAGAGCTGTACCACCTCTAATGAGTGAGATTGCTACTAAAGTAAATAACGCAAAAGATAAACCTAGAAAATTAAAAGTATTGAAAGACCACGATTCAGTAGCTTTAAGACAAGTTTTAAAAGGTGCTTTCGACCCTAATATAGAATGGTTATTACCAAAAGGTGATGACATTCCATATGAAGCAAATGACGCTCCTGTAGGAACAGAGCATACTATTTTACAACAAGAAGCAAAAAGACTATATCTTTTCACAAAAGGTGGTGACAATACATTATCACAAAACAAAAGAGAAGTCATTTTTGTTCAAATGTTAGAAGGTCTATCTGCTGAAGAGGCAGAGTTTTTAGTAGCAGTTGTAAACAAAAAAGTCAATAATAAGTACAAAGGATTTACTGGCAATTTAGTAAAAGAAGCATTCAATTGGGATGATAATTTCATGAAAAAAGAGTAATTTTACTACATTTAATCTTTTAAAACCCTTATTTTTCAATACTTTAGACACATTCTAAATCGTTGATTTATAAGGGTTTTTTTATGTGGAATAATCCACAAAAGCGCAGAAAACAAGGGTTTTTTAGTCCATTTTTATTGGAATAATGCTTGCAATCTATGTCTTTTTAGTGTATTATATAAGTATAATAACAAAAAAGAAAGACTATATTATGAATAAACAACTACAAAAAATACTAAACAAATATCAAGAGTGGGATTCTGTTGCAACTCTTTACGAAAATATGTTTGATAAACAGATTGCTTTTTATTATACAAAAGATAACGAAGTTGCAATTATGAAAAAAATTGATATCAAACATTTACAGTTTGTTAAAAATCTTATCAAAAAATATAAATTAAAATTAAGAATTAGATATCGTGGCCCATCCACCGATACTTATAAAAGAAATCCGTCTTTTATGCACATGAACAATGCAACAAGTTTTGCTGTATATGAAAGATAGTAATATGTATTGTATGGTTTCTTTTGCTGACAAAAATGGCAAATCACATGGTGACTTGGGTCACCCACAAATTTTAGAAATACAAGGTGTTGTTTGGTTTGCAACCGAAGACCTTGCTCGTCAATATTATATGATGTTAAAACCTGAATTAAGAGATAATGACAATGTGTTTCCTATGTTAGAGGAAAACTTACCTTGGCATTTTGATGTTAATTCTAGTTATATCAAACATATGAAAACGAGAACTAGACTAACAAAAGAAAAAGGTAAACCTGGTGTTAAGGTTTACACTCATAACGGTGCACCAGTACCGATGAATTATGGACAATAAATATAATGAAAGGCTACATTTTGAAATTAAATAGATACGAAAAAAAGATACTAAAAGGAATCATAGACAACCGTAGAGGCATCTATGAAACACCTAAACGAATTAGGTCTCAATATAAACCTTGCAAAGAGTATGACGCTGCTCTTTCTTTGTTTATGAAAAAACTAATTTATGCAGAGGCGACCAATGAACATGGAACAAATGGTATGTTTCAAGGTCCTGCTACAGACGAACCAAATTTTAGATGGTTCACTTGTAGATTACATAAACCCTATGCAACTAAAAAAGATTTAAAGAAACTAATATGAAATACTTTACAACAATATTAACAATTCTAGGTATATACCTTTTTGTATATGCCTGTTCAGATAAACCATGTACAGACGATGGCTGTCCTAACTTCGATACACCTGAACCTTTAGAAGATATTAGAGGTAAACTTGACATTGAAGAATGGATTGAAAATCCTGCTGTTACATCTTTAGCTCAAAAAATTAATTTAGAGTATGGTGTTCACAAAGTTATTGAAAGAACACATAGATTACCAGATATTGATACATCATCAAAAGATATGTTTGTTCAATCATTAAATGGTTGTATTAACTACCTATATCAAAGTATAGAAGTAGAATATCAAATACCTAATGAACTAATTATTGCTCAGGCAGTTATCGAAACTGGTTGGGGTAAATCTAGATTTGCTAATGAAGGTAATAATCTATTTGGTATTAGAACATGGGATAAAGATGAACAATATTTACTACCTATACCATGGACTAAATGGCCAGGGTGGGGTGTAAAGATGTACAATAGTAAATGTGAAAGTGTTGTTGACTATTTACATATACTAAACAATGTTCATGCCTTTGAAGAACTAAGAACGGCAAGAGCAAACGGTGTCAATGACGCATTAGAATTGGCAAACTATCTAGACAAATATGCTAGTAAACCTACATATGTTGAACTAGTGAAAGAAATAATACAATATAATATAAGAGGTGTTTATGAACTATAATATGGAACTATTTTGGCGAAGAGCCGCAAACTTATGGAAGGCACATCAAACTGCTCAAGATCCAGACTTCAAA